TGATGCTATTTCATTTTTTGTTTTCTGTGCTATCTTGCACTTTTCTGCCATCTTCTCCATTAATGAGTTAGTAACAGATGCACGAGAAAACGTCATGCTTACATTAGGAACTTCAAGCTCATCATCTTCTGTATTTCTTTGCATTATTTCATCTGCAAATCCCATCTCTATGGCACTATTAGCGTCCATCCATGTTTCTGCATCCATAAGGTGTGATAACTTTGCTCGAGATAATCCTGTTTTGATTTCGTATGCATTGATGATTGATTCCTTAACTTCATCAAGCATAGCTATGGCTTTTTGCATTTCAGCTGTATCTCCTGCTGCTATTGTTGCAGGATTGTGGATCATAATCATTGATACTGGAGATACGATTACTTTGTTTCCAGCCATTGCAATAACAGATGCTGCACTTGCTGCAATTCCATCTATTTTTACTGTTACATTACCTTTGTAATCCATCAGCATATTGTAGATTTGAGCTGCTGCAATACAGTCACCTCCTGGAGAATTTATCCATACGGTAATATCTCCTTCGCCACTATTTAATTCATCTTTAAATAAGGCAGGTGTAACTTCATCATCGAACCATGACTCTTCAGCTATTGTTCCATTTAGAAACAGTATTCTTTCTTGACTTTGAGTTTCGGTTTCCTGATTTGTTATCGTTTTGTTCTTCCAATTCCAAAACTTCTTCATTTTTTTCCTCCTCTCCTTTAGGTCTATATGCTGCACCTACTTCAGTGATTGGCATCATGTTTCCATTTACCATGTATGTGTTTCCACCTTCTTCATCTGGAATTAAATCTAGATTTTCAAGTTCTCTAACATCATTTGGTGACATGAATCCATTTTGTATACCAATGCTATATCCACTCATTCTGCTTTGATAATCTCCACGAAGTAAGCCATCAACATTAAACTTAATAAAATATTTCTTTTTTTCTTCTTTACTTAATAGCGACCTTATAAGTGTTTGTTCCCATCTTGAAACCCAAGGATCAAGCGTATATTTCACAAATTCTAATGATTGTTGCTCTATATTAGAAAAACTCGACTTTTCAAGGTCACCAACCATATGTGGTGGTACTCTGAAAATTCGAGCTATCTCATTTATTTGAAATTTACGAGTTTCTAAAAATTGAGCTTCATTAGGAGAAATAGAAATAGGTGTGTATTTCATACCTTCTTCTAATACTGCTACTTTGTGAGAATTACGACTTCCACCAAAAGTTTCAGTCCAACTTTCTCTTACTTTAGTAGGGTCTTTTAATGTTCCTGGATGCTCTAACACACCACTTGGTGCTGCTCCATTTGCATAAAATTTACTACCATATTCTTCTGCTGCAATTGCAAGACCTATCGCATTTTTAGCCATTGCAATCGGAGAATATCCAACCAATCCATCAAACCCTAATCCAGGAATATGTAAGACATCGGTTTCACTTAATCTCACAGTTGTTTCTTTATTAATTGGAACATCATCTGTTGTTGTTAAATATTCGTAGTAAAGTTTTCCCTTTTCATCTCTATTAACTGTCATCCTATCTGGCATAAGTGGATACAATGCTATGATTTCTCCCTTTCCATTTCTTATGATTTGTGCATAAGCATTACCCCATAATAAAAGATGAGTCATAAGTGTTTCTCTAAACACAAATGATGTCATCTCTGGATTAGGTTCATCATGCAATAAAAAATATAATGGATGTTCTATAGCTTTTTTCTTACTTCCGTTTTCATCGTATTTGTAAAAATGCAAAGGCAAACTTGCTACCGCTTCTGACAAAATTCTTACACAGCTATAAACTGCTGTCATTTGCATTGCTGAACGCTCATTTACTCTTTTGCCACTTGTTGTTCCTCCCATAAAAAAGCTATAATTACTTCCTGTAGTTCTATCTTTAGGTGCATCCCTCGACCTAAATATGCCACTAAAAATTCCCATATCTAATCATCTCCTTCTATAAGAATAAAATTCCTCTGTTATCATAGACACTTTCACTTAAACTGCTACCACATCTAATTGCTCTATCAAGTGCCATAATAGTTGCAATTACTCCATCTATTTTTTCAGTAGACTTTTCTTTATCTGCTTTTATATTTCCAGCAGGGTCAGTTTTAATAAAGACATTGTCCATATTCCATCTTAAAATTGGATGACCTCCATGACGAAGTTTCTTTTCAAGTGTTAGTTTCATTAATTCTTTAGTTGGTGGACTCATGTCTTTAAATCCCTGTCCAAATGGAACAACAGTAAATCCCATGTTCTCTAAATTTTGAACCATCTGTACTGCTCCCCATCTATCGAATGCAATTTCTCGAATATTAAATTTTTCTCCTAACTTTTCTATAAACTTTTCAATATAACCGTAATGAACTACATTCCCTTCAGTTGTTTGTAAGAAACCTTGTCTTTGCCATACATCATAAGGAACATGATCCCTTTTAACTCTCAAATCAAGAGTATCTTCTGGTATCCAAAAGTAAGGTAGAACAATATATTCTTCCTCATCATCTATTGGTGGAAAGACTAAAGAAAAAGCCGTTATATCTGTTGTGGATGATAAGTCTAATCCTCCATAACATACACGACCTTCTAATTCTTCTTCTATAATTTTTCCACCACACAAATCCCATTTTTCCATAGGCATCCATCTTATTGATTGTTTTACCCATTGGTTGAGTCGCAATTGCCTGAATGCATTTTCTTCTCCTGGATTTTGTTGTGCTGATTCACAAGCAGCTCTTACTTTATCCTCGGCAACTGTTATACCAAGTGACGGATTTGCTTTTCTCCATACTTTTGGATCAGTCCAATCTTCGCTTTCATCAGCACCATAAATTACTGAATAAAATGTAGGGTCAATTTTATTTCCTTTTTCAATATCTTTTGCCTTTTGATGTATTTCATAACAAATTGAGTTAGTATCATTTCCTGCTGTTGTAATTAAGAAATACAAAGGTTGCATTCTTGCATCACCAGAACCTTGAGTCATTACATCATACAATTTCCTATTAGGTTGTGTGTGTAATTCATCAAATATAACGCCATGAGTATTGAAACCATGTTTATTAGCAACATCTGCAGATAACACTTGATAAGAACTATTTGTTGGTTTGTATATTAGTTTTTTCTGCGACTCTAATATTTTTACTCTTCTTGATAATGCAGGACAGAACTTAACCATATCTACTGCAACATCAAATACAATTTTCGCTTGGTTTCTATCTGCAGCACACCCATACACTTCAGCTCTTTCTTCTCCATCACCACAAGTTAGTAACAGTGCTACTGCCGCTGCAAGTTCTGACTTACCTTGCTTTTTAGGAATTTCAATATAAGCAGTATTGAATTGTCTGTATCCATTAGGTTTAAGTACACCAAAGATATCTCTGATGATTTGTTCTTGCCAGTCTATTAATTCAAAGTGCTTTCCTGCCCACGTTCCTTTTGTATGACAAAGGCTCTCAATAAAAGCAACTGCAAAATCTGCTGCATCTTCATCATAGTAGCTTGTTTTAGCCATAAACTTTGTTGGCTTATAGTTCTTTAACTTTCTCAATTTATCATCTCCCTTCCACACAAAAAGCACTCCATAAATGAAGTGCTTTCAAAAAATATTTATTTAGTTTTATTTTTCTTGAGTTCTATGTATTGTTTTAATGATGTGTTCTTGTTCCTTAATATCAACACCTATTGACTCAAGTGCCTCCCTTGTTCCACAATCGGGACATATTGGTGTTTTATTATCTCTTCTTGATATTGCAGGATGTCCTTGATATTCTGCTCCACATTTTGGACATTTTCTTGTCCTATTCAATTCCTTCTTCATCTTCTATCCTCCCACTTTTACTTTTATTCAGAGCATCTACTAAATAATCTGGATTAAAACCAAACCTTAAATATCCTTCAAGGCAAGTTCCCAAATAATGTTGACTTGGTATTCCAAGTTCTCTATCTTCATGCATTATATAAACATAGGCTTTTCTAATTCTTATCTTTTTTGATTTAATTCCTTTGATTGGAAGATACATTTCAGTTTTGTAATAAAACTGTGGGCATCCTTCATATCTATCAAGTGCAAGTTCATCACTTTCTTTTGTTTCCCAAATTACTACTGGTACTTGTTCGCCTTTCTTTTTTTCAATGGTTAAATAAGAACCTGTCTTACTACCTTTAAATAATAATTCATAATCCTTAATAACCGATGTTCCAATAATCCTTGCTGTTGGACATCTGTATTTCATCTGTCTAACATTTAAATTACTACCGTAAGCTATATAATATCTCCTCTCCATAAGATATCCTCCTTTCTTTTTCAAGGGATTACCCTTCTACCACCTTAAGGGCAGTCAATACTGCCGATTAAAGTACCAGGAGGCTAACTCCTTGAGCTTACTCTTTTTTGTCTAAATGCTGTGTCACCTTCAAGTCTTTTTGTTAATACATCTCTTGCTGTTTTAAATTCATCTCCAATGAATCCTAATCTTAATAACCATGTTCTCATTGCATATTTTGGATTATCATTTTGTTGTCTTTTGGCTGATGCAAATTTCACATCTTTTGCCATTTGACTTAATGCTAGGCAAAATTGAATGTAGCTTTTTAATTGTCCTGCATGAAGTCCATTTTGTTTTCCTTCTGCTGGTGGATCAAATTGAAATAATCTAAATTCAATAGTTCCTTTTGTAAATGTTGCATGGAAGTTTAGCATATGGTATCTGCTATCGTTGTAATGTTGGTTTCTGTAGTAACTAGCATTTTGTGTTTGATACCAAATGTCTGCGAATTTTGACATTGTCTTTGGTTTCTTTCTATTAAGTACTCTTAAGAACTCTGGATTAACTGTTCTGCAATATCTAGCCATTCTCATTGAATCAAGTTTTAATGCATCTGCTATCAACAATTCATGACTTGCCATAATGTTTGCTAGATTTCTCATTGTTTGAGGTGTGTGTCCATCGGCTCCTATGTGGATGTGAACTCCGCATCCTCTTGTTGCATCACTCTTTGCTCCTGCTTTTCTTAAAAGTCTTATTAGTTCCTGTAATGTTTCAATATCGTCATACTTTAATATTGGTGTTACCAATTCACATTTTTTACTTTCTACTCCAGAAATACTTGTATCTCTTTGAAACTTCCATTCTCTTCCGTCACTTGACCAGGCAGACCATGTTAAGTATCCATTTCTATTATCTGTGTATTCATATCTGCCTGTTCCAAATAACTCGGCTGCTATCTTTGCAGCTTTCTCTCTGGTTATGTTATTCATTTCAACTTCTACTCCGATTGTTTGTTCTTTCATTTTTTCGGATTGTCTTATTGCTTTTTCACTCATCTTACTCACCTTTCTTTATATAAGATTTCCTCTTTTTGTTATGTATATATATCACTCTAAAAGGCATATATATCAAGTCATTTAGGCAAAATAAGTGTATATTTTTTGCTATATTTTGATACATTTGTCGACATTGTAAATAACATTTAAAGAACTACCATTGTCCCAGGCAACCATAATTGATCCAGTATCATCTACACCAATTACAGTCCCTTCTGTTCCAAGTGGTGGAGCCTGCATATCATCCATCTTTATAAGCCTTACTCTTGTTCCTTTTGGATATTCTTTTCGTATTCTTTCAACGATTTCTTTTTTTGGAAACATCATATTGTTTACCTCCTTGCGTTACATATATCACTCTAAAACACATATTTATCAAGTGATGTGTGCGTAATACTCGATTCCAGATAGAACAAAGTAAACACATGGAAGTGCTACACCATTTCCCCATAACTTATATTCAGCTGAATCAGAATGAGGATTTTGTAGCCATTTAATTATTTGGCTATCTGTCTTTTCTTTTTTATTTTTTCCTTCTGCTTTAGAACTTTCATTAAATATTTCTCTCCAATAATCAATATCTTCTTTGGTTGGTTCTTTTGTTTCTAAATTAGAACACCACCAATCAGGAAAACCTTGAAGTCTTGCACATTCTTTTGGTGTAAGTCTTCTAACTCTTAACTTATCATTCACTATTGGAGGATCCATATAGTCAGTTGCAATTAATGTATTAGCTAGATTTTCACTTGCTCTAATATGAAATGAACTCTTGCTTGTCGAATAAACAATTGCTACTCCACCTTGATTTGAATTTGGAAAGTTTCCATTAGTATCAAGAGTTCTAGATGTTTCTGTTTCATACACATTATTCCTTGCATTCTTTGTACCTTCAGATGTTAATCTTACATCGTAGTTTTTTGAATGAACAATAAATGGTTGATTGTTGCCACCAGTTCCATAAGTTGAAAGAACCGTTGGTGCAACATTCAATGGTCCTTTATATCTTAAATCTTGCGAGTGATTTTCAAATAAATCTAACTCGCCTGATTCTCTAATGCTATCTTCAATGTTTCTGGAAGAGTCCTGCCACGACTTGAAGCTCGCCTTAGAATACCCTGACAAGCCCTCTGACTCAAATAATATTTTTGAGGCACTGTTTCCTCCAAAATCTGCGACAAGGTAGATACGATTTCTTCTCTGGGGAACTCCCCAAAACTGAGCATCAAATACTCGCCATGCGATTGAGAAATCATCTCCCATAATCGTTCCTGCTTGTTGCCACTTTGCAGGTTTAGGAATAGACAATTCTTGATGTTTGACTTTACAGATTTCTTCAAGGACACTTTTGAAGTCGTCTCCTTTGTTTGAAGAGAAGGCTCCTGTGACATTTTCCCAGACAATATATCTTGGCTTTTCTCCATTAGTTGCACACCTCATTTCTTTTACTACTCTTATTGCTTCATAAAAAAGATTAGACCTACTTCCGTCTAATCCTGCTCTTTTACCCGCTATCGACATATCTTGGCATGGACTTCCAAATGTAATTATATCTACGGGTTCTACTTCATTTCCTTTTATTTTAGTAATATCACCATAATGCTTTACTTTAGATAGTCTTTTAGTTGTTACTCTAATTGCAAATGGCTCTACCTCTGAACTCCATACAGGTTTAATTCCTGCTAACATACCACCTAGTGGGAAACCACCACTTCCATCAAATAAACTTGCAAGTGTTAGTTCTTTATCCATTATTAACTTCTACTTCTTTAACTAAATCTTTATATAGTATCTTCACACCATCTCTAATTACATACACATTTTCACTATCATTTGTGTCTTCAACATACCTTCTTAATATTACTGATGCATATTTTTCATCAAGTTCCATTGTGTAACAAATTCTATTCATTTGTTCACAAGCCATAAGAGTTGAAC